AGGAGAGGACGTCCATGCGGACGTGGCCTCGCTTGGTGAGCCGCTTGTAGAAGATGAAGAACATGTGCGTTTCCCCTTTCCTAGGCCGGTCCTTGTGACCGACCTAGGACTACCTTATCAAACTACGCAACCTTGTCAACCTTGTCAGGTGCTTCTGGGGCGCCGATCCCGTATTGCTTTGTGAGCGGGGTGAGCCATGCCAGGGCGACGGTCGTAAAGGCGCCGAGCAGGCTGGCCGGCAGCGGTTCGAGATGCGTGGGCAATTCGGTGCTTGCCCAGGCGATGAGGGCGCCGATGAGTAGGAGCATGAGATGACGGGCCTCGGGGCTGAGCTTGTCGAGCATCACTGTCCTTCCATGTGGTGCCTGAGGTGTTCGTCCTGGTTGCGCTCGAGCCGGTCTAGGCGGCTCTCGATCCGTACGAGCAGGTCGTACTGTGATTTACCACCGTTCGGGCGCTGAGCCTTCGTCTGGCCACGTATGACGAGGGCTACTAGGCCGATGACTGCGACGAGCAGGCCGATGACGGTGGTGAACATCTCGGTCATGGCTTGGGCTTGGCTGCCCTCTTGGCCGGCATCTTTTTCGCAGGCGTCACGGTCGCCTGCAGGGCACTCGAGGACGTGGGCGGGTTGTTGTCGCTCTTGCGTAGTCCGACCTTGGGCAGGTCGAGGACCGGCAGCGGGAAGGGGCGCCCGTCGTGCTTGGCCGGCTCGGCGAAACTGATGTGGATGTGATGCGCGTGCCCGAGGCTCGGCGCGCTCCGCCAGACCCACATCTGGTTCGAGTAGGTGCCGGACGCGACGCGCCCCTCGTACACGATGTTCTTTATGCGCTTGTCGCCGCTCGTCCGCATGTACTCGAGCAGCTGGTCGGCGAACGTGTGCGCCGGCCAGCCGTCCTCGTCAAGGTCGAGTGCCATGACGTAGCCGGACTTGTCCGGGTTGTGGTCGGAGATGCGGCGCTTGTGTGCCTGGTCGCCGATCGTGCCGTCACTTGAGCGGTCGCGCTTCGGGTACCGAGTGTTGACCTGTTTGCGCAGTGTGTCGGCGGCTGCGGCCAGTTTCCAGCTCATGGCGCCGCTAGGGCCGGGTACATGGCGCTGATCATCGCGTCAGTGAAGCCTAGGGACTTGGCGTGTGCGATCGCGTCGGCTGCGTTCTTCGCTGTGATCGCAGCTGCGGCCTCTGCTGCTGCCTGCGCTGCGGCGTAGTCGTCGCGGTCCTTCTGCTGTTGTGCCAGTTCCTCAGGCGTCCACGGGCGTTCAATGACTGTGCCGTCCGGGAATGTTTCTACATACTCGCTCATGAGTTCCTCAGTCCATAGATGCGAAGCGTTCCGGTGAGGCTTGTTTCAATGAAACTGATTCCGTCAAATTGCGTGGTTGCCGTGAACACTTCAGATGAATTACCGCCGAAGTCTCCCGTATGCCATGCAATGGTCTGACGGGTGCGCTGGGCAAGTTGGGGGTTGAAAATCTGTCCGAAGAAACTTGCCCCGCTAGCGGCCATCGTTATGCCGAGGCCCGAAGTCTGCGTTGCTTGGTACAGACCATTAGCGGCGCTTGAGACATTGACGTACATCGCACGCCGGTCATACGTCGCGTTTGCGTTATCGCTTGACGATGCTCGATACCTGAACGTCATGGCACCGGCGCCGGTAGCCGTGCAGTTTAAGACGTACACATAGTTCTCATACGCGCTTGTAAAGCAACCGTTCACGCTCACCGCCGCAGCGGTCGTGAAACTCACTACGCCACCGGAAAGGGTGACACCGGACCCTGCGACCGATGTCGGGGTAATGAGATCCATGCCCGAGGGTGCCGCGTTGCCGCTGATCGTCCAGGCATTCGACCCCGTGCGGGTCAGGGTCGCGCTTGCGTACTGGGCGACCGTGACGGTCCCCGTGAGGGTGACACCTGCGCCTGCCGTGAGGGTGACGACACCGGCGCCAAGGTTGAGGATCCGCAGCACCGTGTAGGCCTCCCACACGACCGAGGACTGAGGCGGGACGGTATAGGCCGATGCTGCGCTGTTATTCGCCGTGACGGTCTTTGTTGTGTCTGTGAGCAAAAACGTGTAGGTCGTCCCGGTCTGTGCGTTCTGGACGGGTCCGGTGTCGAGTTTGTAGCCGTCGACGTACTGGGCGACGGCCAGCGACTTCGCCGGCCACGCCGACACTAGGTCGCTACTGAGTGCGTACGGGGTTCCCATGTGCTGATCCTTTCAGTTAGGCGACTAGATCGGCTGCAGCGACGACGTTGTACCACTGCACGGTCGGGTCGACGCCGGCCCACGTCAGGACGGCGCTCACTTCACTCCATCGCACGACCTGGTACGAGAATCTAGGATCGGACAGGCTGAGGACGAGCCGGTGCAGTCCGGGTGTGTAGGTCTCGGACCATCCCTCACAAATGCCCACATAGTCGTCTATGGGTGCGGGCTGCGGCATGAGGTCGATGCCGACTTTGCTGCCTGAGATGACGTCGAGCAGGTCGGCGCGTAGCGGGTCGGTGACGGTCTCCATGAGTACTTCGATCGACTGCACGGCGTAGCGCGGCTCCGATTGGGTGCGGATGATGTCTGAGGCCCTTGCCTGCGCGTCGGCTGCCTTGTGCAGTTTCGTGGTCAGGGTGAACGCTCGACGCCCGTGCGTGATGATGGAGGCCGCATCCGAGTCCGTCTTGCTCTGATTGCCGGCGCTGCCGTAAATCACGGTGACGTCGTTAAGAATCGTCTGTGACGTGTTGCGCCACGTCGGCGACCAGGCGACCGCCGTGTGCGGCAGTTCGACGGTGAGCGGGGCGGTATCGACCCGGTCGTAAATGTCCGCCCAGATGTAGGGCAGGTCGGGCCATGTGTCCGTCGGGTCGATGTCGTACCAGTGCGCCGGGTTGTATCCGTAGCCGCGACGGCTGTACGACTCCCACAGGACGGCGCCATCCGGCAGATCGCACAGTGTGCCACCGGTCTCGGTGCCGAGGGCCGTGAGCAGGTCGAGGGCCGAATATCCGCCGTCGACTGCTGCTAGGGCCTCTTGCGTCATGAGGGGGTCGCTGTTGTTGGCGAACGTGACGCCCGAGTCGGTGAGGATGTTCTCGACACGGTCGTCGAGCAGTTCCCTCGAGTAGCCGGCCTCGCCGACGAACTTCAGACCGAGCAGGCTGAGATTCCCGATCAACGTGACGTCGAGGCGCGCTATGTAGGCGGTCGCGCCGGGTCCGAGGGTCGGGCCGTTCGGGTTGAAACTATGGGTGAGGATCGTGTCAGTGACTCGGCCAGTGAATCGGGTGACGCCGTACGCCTCGACTTCGATGACGTCGCTGATTTCCACCGGGATGGACAGGAAACCGTAGAGCGTCATTGACGCGTCGGAGGGTGCGGGTGCTGCCGTGATGTCGTTGCGACCGTGCGAGACCGTGATCCGGTACTCGACGTTTTCGAGGTCGAGGGCGACGCCGTTGACCAGGACGGTGGGGTTCATCCGAGGACCGGGGTCGGTACGGGTACGCCCATCGAGTAGCCGGCGCGTGCATTGCTGTTGTTGATGAGTCGCGCAACGGTCTGGGCGATCTGCTGCTCGGACGTCACGACTGCACGGGCGGCCTGCTGCGCGGCTCGTTCGGCTGCTGCGGACGTCTTCGCGGCCTCTGCGGAGGCGACAGCCTTGGCTACGGCCTCGGCGATTTCCGCTGTCATCGTCGCCCCGATCAGGTTGCCCATGCCCTTACCGATCGCCTTCAGTCGCTTCGTTTCCTTGCTCATCTGCTCGAGTGTCTTGTCGACCATGCCGGTCGCTGCCTCGGTGCCAGCCGGCAGGAACTCGCCGGCCATCGCCGTCGCGGTTTTGTTGGCTAGTTCGGTGACCTCCTCCAGTCGGCTGTTGAACGCTTCGACGAGGCCCTTGTCGAGCATTTCCTGCCCAAGTTTGCCGCCGGCCTCGGGGCCGAGGGCCGCGATCTGGTCGACGAGTCGCTTGTCTGCACCGTTGGCCCTGATCGAGGTGAGGACGTTGCCGAACCATTCGTGCTGTTCGATCTGGCGGTCGAACGCGTCGAGCGATGAAATGCCGAGGTCGGCGCCGGTCTGTTGTGCAGCGCCCAGGTCGATGCCGCCGAGCAGCTGCGTCGCGAGCGTGCTCGAGTAGTCCTTCGCGGCTTGCGTGTTGCGCTCGAGGTCGGCGACCTGTGCGTCAAGGGTGACCTGCAGGTCGTCGACGACGCTTTTCTGCAGGTCGAACGCTGTCGTCAGGGTGTCGGTTGCCTTCGATGTTGACCCCGTTGCGGTCGATGTCTTGTCAAGGGCCGCGAAATACTCCTCGAGGTTTCCGCCGTTGGTCTTTACGACGGCGCCGTTAGCGGCTGCAATCGCATTCCATCTCGAGGTCGCTGCCGTGTTCTTGTCTATCTCGGGGGCGCCCTTGCCGAGTGCCATGGCTGTTCGACTAATCCCCGTGTATGCGTCTTCGGATGAGCCGGCCAGTTGGTCATAGGCCCCGCTGAGGTTCAGCAGCAGATTCACTGCCGGGCCGATAACGGGGATGCCTTGCACGATTGTGCTGTTAAAAAATTGATTGGCCTTAGCGGCTTCAGTGATGAGGCTGCCTAGGTCGTCCCAATTCGGCGCTTCAAGGAAGTTCTTTCCCGCTTTTGCTGCCTTATCGGATGCCGTAACGAGTCCGGCCAGCTCGACGACTAGGTCGCCTGCTGCGGACCCAATGTCCTCAAGGGCGGGCTGCAAATCCTCCATCGCTGTCATGAGGTCGCCGGTTTTGCTTTCAGTCTTCCCAAGAGCGTTGAGGAAACCGGCGCCGAAACTTTCCTGCAGTTCGCCGAACCCGACCGACAGTCGATTCAACTGCCCCTGGTAGGTGTTGGCTGCGGTTTGTGCTTGTCCGCCGAATGTGCGCGAGAGTTCTGCCGTGATCGCGTTGAGATTGCCACTCTTAAGAATGTTTTGATCGAGTGCCGGCGCTATCTTCAGCAGTGAGGTCGCCGAGCCTGATGCTGCGCGTGCGATCGCCTGGGTGACCTGCTCGAGGCTACGCCCGGTTCCCGCACTGGCATCGAGGGCGACGGCCAGCAATTTGTTTGCCTCGGTGACGTCCCCTGTAACTAAAACTAGTTTGCCTAGGGCCGGTCTCAACAGGTCGTCGGCGACACCAAATTGCCGCTGCATGACGTCCACGCTGGCCTCGGCGGCGCTGGTGTCCTGCGCCAGTCCGAGGTTCTGCAGTGTGGTCGCTAGTTTCGCTGCTGCGGCCTCATCGTCGACGAATGCCTTGACGCCGTCGACCCCGAACTGTACGGCGGCATATCCCGCGGCGGCGCCGGCGCCGATCAGGGCAGGGCCGAGCATTCCCGAGAGGGTGTTCGTAAGGTTCC